GGCTAACCTCATGACGACGCTTCGCCGGGGCATCACCGGCCCCACCAAGTCGCTGTCACCCGTCAGCAGCCGGGGTGACGGATGGTGGCCACTGATCCGCGAGCCGTGGGCGGGCGCATGGCAGCGAAACGTCAGTCTCGACGCGGGATCGCTCGAAGCGCACCACGCGGTCTATGCGTGCAAGACGCTCATCAGTGGCGACGTGGCGAAGCTGCGCATCCAGTTGAAGCGCGACATCGGCGGCGACGTCTGGCAGCCCGCGACCCATCCCTATGTCACGAAGCTGCTGCGGCGTCCCAATCATTTCCAAACGTGGGGGCAGTTCATCGAATCGTGGCTCCTGTCGAAGCTGACGCGCGGCAACGCCTACATCGTGAAGCGCCGCAACGGCCGGGGCGACATCACTGCCCTCTACGTCCTGGCGCCTTCGCTGGTGAAGCCGCTCGTCGCGCCTGACGGCTCGATCTATTATGACCTTGGCGTCGACAACCTGTCCGGCATCCAGCAACAGGTGGTCGCCCCCGCTGCCGAGATCATTCACGACCGCGGCGCGACCTTGTTCCATCCCTTGGTGGGCATCCCGCCAATCTATGCCAGCAGCCTCGCCGCGACGCATGGGCTGAATATCCAGAGCAGCCAGTCGACGCTCTTTGCCAACGCCTCGCAACCGGGCGGCCTGCTCATTGCTCCGGGGCAAATCGACCCCGAGAATGCCGAGGAATTGCAGCGCTATTGGAACAGCAATTTCACCGGGAAGAATGCGGGGAACGTGGCGGTGCTCGGCGACGGCATGAAGTTCGAAAAGCTGTCGCTCACCGCCGAGGAAGCGCAGTTGATCGACCAGCTCAAGATGAGCGCGAGTATCGTCTGCTCGACCTTCCACGTCCCGCCCTTCATGATCGGGATGGGCGATATTCCGGCGCTGGGGTCGATCGAAGCCTTGATGACGCTGTATTATACCCAATGCCTCCAAAGCTACATTGAGGCCATCGAAGCCTGCCTAGATGACGGGCTGGGCCTGCCGGACGGCATGGGCGTGGAAATCGACATCGAAGGCCTGCTCCGCATGGACACGACCTCGCGCGTGAAGGCGCTCACCGATGCGATCGGCGGGACGTTGATGACCCCCAACGAGGGCCGCGCCAAGCTGGACCTTCCGCCTGTGGACGGCGGCGATGCGGTCTACGCGCAACAGCAAGATTTTTCGATCGCCAGTCTCGCCGAGCGCGACCGGAACAAACCCTTCGCCAATCCGCAGGGGCCGGCGACCCCATAGAGAATACCCCATGCCGCGCCGTGAGGCGCCGCGTCCCATAGAAGGATTTTTCTACATGACGAACGCAATGACCCCCTCGACCCGGCTGGTCGACATCGCCGGCGAGCAGTATCGCCTCCGCTTCAATTTCGGCTTCGCGCGCCTCGCCGAGCAGGAGCTGGGCGTTTCCATCACCAAGGCCTTCACCGCCGACGCGCCGGCAATGAACACGATCAGCGCCGTTTGGTGGGCAGCGCTTCAGGCCGATCATCCCATGACCCGCTCGGCGAGCGACGAACTTATCGACGCGGCCGGACTCGAGCCGGTGACTCAGTGGGTGATCGAAGGCATCGGCCAGTATTTCGGTGGCGGCAAGTCCGGGGAGCCGGGAAAGGCCAAGGCGAAGCGCGCACCGAAGCCGCGGTAGATTACTTCGACATGCTCACGCACTGGACCGCCGCAGGTTTCGACCCCGACGCCTTCTGGGCACAGACGTTCGGCACCTTCAACGCCGCGATGCTGGGCGCCGCGAAGCGCACGAACATGATGCACCAGCTTGTCATCGCCGGTGCCTATGCCGGTGAATGCTTCGCCCGCGAAAAGCGGCTGAAGAAGCTCCCCGAATACCTGCCGAAGCCGATCCTCACCGAACAGGAGGAACGGGCTGATCGGGATGCCGGGGCCAGAAGCCTGCTCGCGATGATGCGCCGCATGAAGGCCCGGCAGGAAGCCAATGGCGGCGAGTCGAGCATCAGGATCAGGAAGGTGAAACGCAATGGCTGAAACCGTTGGCAGCCTGCTCGTCCGGCTGGGCCTCGACAGCGGCGCGTTCCGCTCCGGCCTCTCTGTCGCCGAGAAGGATTTCAAAGCCGCGCAGCGCCGGTTCGAAAAGATCGGCGAAGGGATGCAGTCCTTCGGCAAGAAGCTCTCCGTTGGCCTGACGCTGCCGCTCACCGCATTGGGCGCGGCAGCGGTCAAGGGCGCGCTCGATCAGCGCGCGGCAATGGGCCAGGTCGAAGCCGCGCTCGCCTCGATGGGCAATGTATCGGGCAAGACAGCGGACCAGCTCGCCAAGGCGGCCGACGCGATGGAGATGCATTCGCTCTTCGACGCCGACGCGATCCTGACGAAAGTCACGGCCAACCTCTTGACCTTCGGCAACGTCGCGAACGAGCAGTTCGACCGGGCGCAACAGGCCGCGATCGACATGGCGACGCGCTTGGGCAGCGATCCGCAATCGGCCGCCGTGATGCTCGGGAAGGCGCTCAACGATCCGATCAAGGGCATCTCGGCGCTGACCAAGGTGGGGGTCCAGTTCACCGAAAGCCAGAAAGCCCAGATCAAGGCCTTTGCCGAAACCGGGCAGACCGCGAAGGCGCAGGGCATCATCCTGACCGAGGTCGAGCGCCAGTTCAAAGGGGCGGCGCAGGCGGCGGCTGATACCCAGCCGTGGCGACAGGCGAAGGTCGCGATCGATCAGGCCATGGACGGCATCGGCGAGGCGATCCTTCCCGTCATCCCCGTCATCGCCGATGCGATCAAATCCTTGGCCACGTCCTTCTCCGAATTGTCGCCCGGTATGCAGAAGGCCATCGTCATCGGTGGCGCGGTTGCTGCGGCACTGGGGCCGATCATCACCGTCTTCGGCGGGATCGTCTCTGCCATCGCTCCCTTCCTCGCCACCATCTCGACGACAGTGACCGCGCTCGGCGGATGGGGCGCCGCCTTCGGTGTCGCCCGCGCCGCCATAGCGGGGTTCCTGACAGGCTTCGCCCCTGCCATCCCCGTCATCGCGGCCTTCGCCGCCGCTGCCTATGCGATCTACCAGAATTGGGGCAAAATCGCCCCGGTCCTGCAGGAGGTGTGGAAGACCATCGTCGATACGCTGGGGCCGCCGCTACAGCAGATCGTGTCGACCGTGACCACGATGCTCACCGAACTCTGGAACGGCCCGCTCGGCGACCTCGCACGCGGCGCGATCACAGTGCTGGGAGAGGTCGGGGCTGCCCTGCTCAAGGTCTTCGGCCCGGTCGTGCTCGGCGCCCTGAAGCTGATGCTCACCCAGATCGGCAACACGCTGACCGCCCTTCTCGAATTTGGCCGCGCCATAGGCAGTCTGTTCCGCGGCGATATTCAGGGTGCGTTCGAGCATCTCGGCAGCGCCATCAACAACCTCTTCGGCGGCCTGCCCGCGAAGGTCATCGGCTGGGTTTCCCAGATGGTCGCGGGCGTCAGGACATGGCTGGTCAACAAGCTGAATGCGGTTTGGGATTGGGTCATCGGCAAGGTGAAGGCGGTCGGAGACGCCTTCTTCAAGCTGTATGACGCGGTCGTCGGCCACTCCTACGTGCCCGACATGGTCGACGAGATCGGCGTTCAGATGCGCCGCCTCGACAAGCAACTGGTCGATCCCGCGATGAAGGCGACCAAGAAAACCGAGGAAGCGTTCCGCGACCTCAGGCAGCGCCTCGCCGACATCATGGCCGACCTGTTCCCCGAGATCCGTGAGCAGATGGACCTCGAAGCCCGGTTGAAGACCTTGCAGGAGGGCCGGGATAAGAAGGAACTAACGCCCGATCAATATGACGCGATGGTCGATGCTGCGAAGCGGAAGTACTACGGCCTCGATCGCGACACGCCGGGCATGGAGGCAGGAGGCTCGCCGGAAGAGATCACGGCGCTCGCGGGCGGCAAGACCATCGACGACATGCTGAAGGAGACGGGCGACAAGTTCGAGGAAGCGCTGGGCGGTCTGAAATCGCAGGCCACCGTGATGAAGACGGTCATCGTCCAGACCTTCGAGGAAATGGCACAGGGCGCGCTAGACGCGGTCGACCAGCTTGTCGGCGCGATCAAGGGCGGCGGCTTCCTGGGCATCCTCAAGGGCATCGTCGGACTCGGCCTGCAGCTCGGCAAGATGGGCGTCTTCGGATCGTCGATACAGACCAGCCTGCTCACCCCGATTGCCGGTGCCCGCGCTTTGGGCGGTCCGGTGTCAGGCGGTCGCCCCTATCTGGTCGGTGAACGCGGGCCGGAACTGTTCACGCCTCGATCGTCGGGACGCATCACGCCGAACAATGAACTTGGCGGCGGCAGGACCGAGGTGCGGATTGTTCCGACGCCCTATTTCGATGCCCATGTCGATGGCCGGGCAAGTGTCGTGGTGGCGCGCAATGCGCCGGGCATCGCGCAGGCGGGCGCCGCCGGTGGTCTCGCCCAGATGCAGCGCAAGACATCGCGACGGCTCGCATAGGAGGTTTGAATGTCGAAAGTCTTGAGAACGGTCGCCACGATCGCTGGCGCGGTCGCGCTGGTCGCAACCGGCTTGGGCGCACTCGGCGCGCCCGCCGTGTTGGGCGCCAGTTGGGGAACGATTGCCACCTACGCAGGCATTGCCTCGCCACCAGCCACTCCTTCGGCGACCCTCTATGAAAGGAAAGATCATGACGCTGCAAAACGGACTGGTGCATGGCGACAAGGCATATCTGTGGACGGACAGCGGCTGGTTCGATCCAGCGACCGGCGACATGAAAATCGAGCAGGCGAAGCATTTTCTCGGATTGTCGTTTCCGTTCGCTGGGTGCTTTTCGAGCAGTGGCGGCAACCCATACGCGATGGTTGATCACATCAACCACCTGTTCCCGATATGCACCGCGGCGCTGGTTGAGGCGGCGAGTTCCGCGCTTAGAGCTTATGCTGCGACAGGCCACGCCGGTTCCCTGCTCATTGCCGCATGGGACGGTGAGCCGCGGCTGTTTCTGATCCGGTCGTTCGATGGCCTACCAGGATCGGACGAACCAGCGTTCGAACCGATCGAGGTGCTGCACCACCTGTGCGTCGGCGCCGGCACACCGGAAATCGAGGCGTTGCGATCCGAAGGTCTTACGAGGCGGCGTATGCACAAGGTCATCAATGCGCAAATCCGCATTCCGTTTTCCTACCATGAGACCTTTGGTCCGATCGCAGCGACACCCGGAATCGGCGGCTCGATCACTGAGATCGTGGTGTCGCGTCGCGGGGTTGATACCAGCACACTCCGGGCGGGCATCGCATGAGCATCAAATCAACCAAATTCCGCTTCGAGGGCGGCAAGGCCTTGGAAGCCGCCCTGCGCGCCATTGGGAAGGAAGCGACGGCCCGCAGCGTGGCGGAGAAGGCGTTGATGATTGCTGCGGACCCGATCGCCCAGAAGGCCCGCGAGCTTGCTCCTGTCGACAAGGGCAACCTTCGGGAATCGATCAAGGTCGCGAAGAAGGCGAACTATGGGCGCGGACGCAAGGGGCGCAGCCGGGGT